GGCCAGTTGTCGTGTCTTGAGATCCAGAGAGTAAAACTCATCAGGCAATACGATTTTACGAGACCGGGCAAACTGTAAGGCCTCTAAGAATGTGACTGGCTTCATTTCCCCTCACTTGCTGTCATATACCCCAGCACATCACCTGCATATAAAGCTCGTTCCAGATTAGCCGTGAACTGAGACTGACTGGCCTCAGGCATAAGCTGTATTAGATGAAAGGCTAGATCTTCTGGTGTTTCACTCTTCTGCAGGAGCTCGTTTACCTGATCATTGCTTAAGAGTTCAATATTGCGCTGTGCATCAGTCAACTCTTCTACTTCCTGCTGTTCAGGTGATAGCTTTCTGGTAGTTGCTGCAAAGCTAAAGGCTTTATGGGGTAAAGCCTTAAACTGCAGATCGGGTTGGTTCAAGTCAGTTACAGACTTTAGATCACCCTCTTGCAAGCCATACTCGCGAATAAAGTAGTCATCCGATAAGTTTGCACCTGCATTTTTCAGGTGAACATCCCGTTCGGCCTGCTCTTTGTTAAGTGGTTTAGGCTTTTCACCTAGCATCACTTCATACTCACCCCAACCGTTTAAAGCGCATAATGCATTAACTACAGCTTGTAGTGTAGGAGTTACAAGTCGAATATCGGACTTGAGCTTATCCATCCGGACATTTTCATGTACTTGGCCAAGGCTGTAACTTCCTTTCCCATCCGTACTGCTGGTAAGCGTCTGCCCTAATACAACTTTCTGAATCTGGCGAATCAGCTGATTATTGAATGCTTCAAATGCTGCACCCGCTGAACCATTTGTTCCTGGTGCAGAGAGTATTTGCACATCATCCTCTATATCAATTGATAAGACGCCGTGAGCATGCGCATTTAATAATGCTTTGCTCATATCATCCGTTTCAGTATCTTTACATTTACCCAGTAAGATCGGTGTGCCGAAACGTTCCAGAAATTTAGCCCAGAACTTAAAGCCGTTCTGCTTAAAGAAAAATAGCCAGTAGAGAGTTGCTAGAAGTGCTTTTCCGTAAGGCTGCTCATAAGAGGCTTTACGGCGTGTCAGGAAAAATTTGAATACCTGGTCTACCTCATGCTCACCGTTAATGCCATCCTGTCTATAAATCAAACGACCATCATTTTTAGGCTCAAACCACTGCATCGGCTTTTCACCAATCCACTGCAGGCCCACATAACCTTCAGGCTTAACTTCATATACAGCTTCTTGAACTGAATAACCAAAGAACAGCGCACTCATTGCACCAGTAGCAATCTCATGAAACCATTCTTTGAGTACCAAATTCAGCATTTCAGCTTCTTTAGTGTCACCCGGCTCAATTCTGAGTGGTGTAGCAAGTAGTGCATCAATACGTGTTTCAACCACTTGTGCAATTTCATCATCATCGAGTAGCACACGTAACCTATGACGAGTAATACCAGCTTTACGGAGTACTTCATCTGTATCTGGCTGCTTGCCAAAATTTACCAGAAACTGAGTAACGGCCTCTTGTGTGTATAAGTTGCCATAAGACAAAGCCTTCTTTGACGCTTTGTCTTTTTTAGACTTTGCCATATTTGTTCCTTAATAAGTTCGACTTCCTGCACCTGCAGGTTTTTTCGGAGTTCTAGCTTCATTTAGCTCGTTAAATGCATCGCTACCGGCATCCACCTGGTCATCATGTTTCCCATTGGGAAAGTTTCGTAATTCCTCAATGAATGCCTTATTCCAGTCACCACGAAGTATTTTCACATTGCCTACGTTGACTTGGGCTGCAAATGGTTGAGCTCGAGTAATCTTGTCACCCGATACTGTTTCTGCCTTTACATTGAATCCAGATAGCTTGGTAATGAAGTTCTTCGCTTGAGCTTTACCCGCTTGCCCCGGATCTTGTGGTAATCGTATTGCTACAGACTTACCATCCAGCTCCGCAGTTTGTTTGATGCGTTTTTCAACGCCGTCAGGGCCTAGCTGAGCATGCTGTACATCGACGATATAGATATAACCATCTCGGCTTTTAGCTTCCTTGACACCTGCAGTGTAATCCCCTTCATTCTCAGAAGATGCTAAATCCCAAGCACGTACCTGATGAGTGATATCCGCAGGTAATGCATCCACAATTTCAATATTGTCAGGCTTAAAAAAACCACCAGCTGGTGGTGAGGGTCTCTGACGATATTGGCCGGCAAAAACATACGGCGCTGCCAGCTCCATTCTTTCAAGCGTTTCAATGCTATGTTTCTCTGGCCAGAGTGCTGACCCATCAGGCTGAATAGCTGAAAGCTCTAAGTGCTCCCATTCCTCACCATTTCCGCCGTCAAGTAGCCAGCCTGCCAAATCTTCCTCATGCAAACGCTGCATAATGACAATGATTGGTGTATCTGGTGAGTTGGTACGAGACTCAAGTGTATTTTGGAACCACTCAATTACACCCTTACGAATCGTATCAGAACGTGCTTCACTGGCTTTATGCGGGTCATCAATAATGATTGCCCCACCAAATGAATCCCGAAATTTACCAGCACCAAAACCCGTAATGGTACCGCCTGTACCTTGTGAATAGCAGACACCACCTTTTGCAGTGCGCCAGTCATCCTTGGCTTTACTATCATCACGTAATGCGAAATCAGGAAATACACGTTTATATGCCTCTTCCTGTACCAAGTTTCGCGTCTGGAAAGCATTATTGGCTGCGAGTGTGGCTGAGTAACTGACATGAATAAACTCACTGTCAGGCGCTTTACCAAAACACCAAGCCATGAAATTAATCACTGCGAGCTCAGTTTTAGAATACCGGGGTGGAATATTGATAATCAGTCTTTTGGTTTCGCCCCGATATACCTTCATTAGCGCATCACATACCACACGGTGGTGCCAGTTATGCAGCCACTTGTACTTGCGCCGTTCCTTAAACATAAAACGTGAAAAGAAATACAGATCCTCTTGAGCTTCAATCTGTATTGCCAGTTCACGTGCTGGGTCAGTATTCATCTAAGACCTGCTCTCTTGCTTTCAGGTAGCTATCCGTAGGTACATTCTGATTAATGGTCTCTATTGGCTTGCCATCTTTACCAGTGATTTCCTGCTTGGTCACACGCCCATCTGTTTCTTGAAAGGCTTGCTTCAGTAGATTTTGCTTTACGCGCTTATTTCGACCTGAATCTTCATACATCTTTTGAAGCTCACGCAAACGAAAAGCCTTGTTAGCAATTGCTATATCTTCGATATTTTCTCGAAAATCCTTGCGGGTACGCTCAAACAGATCCTTTAATTTTTTGCTCAGATTACGTCCGGCAACTTTGGTTGGATCATAAAGTGCTACCTGTTGACGTGTAATTTCAATATTAAAATTTTGCTTTACAGTATCTACTACTTGTTGAGGGGTTTCAAAGCAAGCAAGAGACTGAACTATAAAGATTTTTACAGGCTCTTTAAGTGCTGCCATAAACTCACCTTCGTATAGCTACGTATAGCAAGACAGGCAAAAAAAAGAGCCCTTAGACTCAATTGATCACACACGTCCCACAACACGCAGCAATATTAGTTTCAGACACAAACGGCGCATTCTTCGCAATTTCCAGTAAACGCTTAACTGACTCATCAGCTCCCCAGCGTTTAGTCTCACCAAAGAACACCTCGACATCATGGCCAGCCAAGTAATGCTTTGGTAAGCCGGTCATATCGCTATAAATGATTTCGCCGTCCTCATCACGTTCAACACCGATGTGATAAAGCTCATGCTCAATCAAACGGCAGAACTCCTGATCATTAGAGTTTTTGCAAAAGCTTGCGTCTACTGTAATGAGATAAACAGGTACATAGCCGAACCAGTCCCGCATCTGCTGTTCCTGCCTAGCCTTTTTCCAACCACCCTGGTTAAACATCACCTTTTCACATTGGCCCAGTACCATACGTTTTTTCGCTACTGCCGCAGATGAAGCCCAAGCAAATGCCAAGAAGGTTTCATCATCATGAAGCAGCTCAGCGATATGATCATGGTCCGGATTGTGCAGCTGGCCACCCAAGGTTAAAAAGTTTTTAAGCACCCATTCTTTTAATTCAACGGCGGGTGCCAGCCGGATTGCTTCCTCTTCCTCTGCCTGATCAATCAGTTCCGGCGGCGGGAATGGTCTGAACTGTTCCATTGAATGAATGCCTCTTTAAGTGTTTAAGCCATTGGCCAGCATGACTGGATTCTATTTGCAATGGTCCAGCTTCATTGATCTTGTAACGGCTAGCTGATTCCAAACGTACAACGTTATAACCCATCTCTGCAGCATGATCATAACGATCCATGCTCCAAGCCTTATTGCTCAGTTTTCCCTTACGTCCACCAGACCAAGGCCCGCCTGCTATTTCAATCAAGATCCTGTATTCGATCAAATGAAAGTCGAAACGCCAGTGCTTGGTAGATTTAAAGTGAAAGCATTTTTCAAATTTGATTTCTAAAATATCCAGAATCCGCTCTAGTTCTTCTTGGGCTTCGAGATATTTTTGAGTTGCCTTAGGTAATGGTTTTGCTCTTGGTACCTTTTTTAAGGGCTTTTTTCGGGTTAGGGCTTTGTACTGGTCGGCATCCATCTTTAAGTCTTTCCATCTTTTCCAAAGCTAAAAAAAATCGCTCATCAATGTGAGCGATCTCTTCTTTTGTTTTATCTCTGGTATTCACACAACCAAAATGATTAGCTTCATGTTTTGCTTTAGTAATCTGGTCTCTTAGATCCATAGCTCACCTTAATAAGAAAGAAAAACCCCGCCAAGTTAATTCATATCTGGGCGGGGTTTCATGTGCCGAAATCCGGCAAAAAAGTATTATGAATGTGTAGACTTTAATTTTGTGAACTTACCCTTTCGGATTTCAAATCTAATAGGGCATATCCGATTGAGCTAATGGCGTATTTAAAACAACCCAGCCATCCAAAGTGAATGACTGGGTTGAGTAGTTTTGTTTAAGGCTGACTAATGTGTTAAGGGGTCGCCAATCCGCAAGTAAATACTCACCTCTTCTGGTGATCAAACCAAGGGTAGTGTTTATACATCAAACTCCGCACCCTTCTATCACTTCATTGATCAGATGAAGCGCCTACTGCTCTTGGTTTAAAAGTCCAATAGGTAACTTTCAGACACAAAAAAGCCCGCAAATGCGAGCTTTTAAATTCTTACCGGGCGAACAATTTATAAAACGCCCATTTTAGAAATCTTTATACTCAAGTGTTAAGTCTGTGTCAATAGTGTGCATTTTCTGTTATGCAAGCTGGGCATCTTGTAACTCAAAGTTAAAAGACTTTGCTAAACGTTTCCTAATCGCCTCTTCCCATTGGGCAATTAAAGATTCTGCAATGAGTTCATACTTTTCATAACTATATTTATAGCCTGCTTTAGTAAGGTTTAATTTTGCAATAGTGATTTTCTCATGCAATGTATAAGGACGTTTGCCTGTACCTTCGCACTTAATACAGAATTTCCCTCCTACTGGAAAACCTTCACTATAAATTTCCAGCTTACCTAAACCTTGGCATGTACTACACATTGCTTTCACAAAGATATGTCCACGTAAAACAACCTCAGCTATCCCTTTGGCAACATTGCTTAATTCACCTTGGCAATTATTCGGCTTGAAGTTATTTTTGATCATTTCTTTATGGATCTGGCCAGCCAGAATATTACGTACACGGAAAAAATCACCAGAGCTAATTTCACCCTGTTTAAATTCTACTTTCCCCGGTTTATCTGCAATACGACGTTCAATCGTATATTCAGGTTTATATCGACTCTGCTTATAAATAAATTGCGGCTCAGCAGGTGTAATAATCGCGATACGTTCAAAATCTACTTTTTCCACTAATAGTGAAGCCCACATTCTTGCATGCGGCTTAAGTAAAGCGATTTCCCCCAACACAATGTCTTTTGAAATCTTTTTGCCATTCCCTGCACCATTGGCGATAGCAAGGCGTAAAAACTCTAAAAAATCAAATTTCTCAACTAACATAATCGCCTTCCTATACTTCCTGAACGTCAATATTTAAAACTGTTTTCATCAAATGCTTCTTGTTGCGATAGCTCGCGGTTTTACGTGTTATTGCAGACTTCACATCTTCAACTACGAACTCTCCAGCTGCTGTGTAGTAAGTAAAATCTGCAAAGTATCTCAATGCTGGTTTTGCTCTTTTCTCTCCTGCAATTCTCGTTTTAGGTGCCAACTCAAAGCACTGGTGGTGTTTGAGCTCGCGGATCTCTTTGTGCTGCTGCATAGCTTTAAGCTGTATGTAACGTTTAGCTTCTTTCTTACTGTCAAAAGTGAGCCCATCTATTTCCACTTTTATGGCGTTGAACTTGTTCTTTTTAGCTTTGGCCGCAGGCTGGCCGCCACCCCCATACTTTTCTCTATACTCAGCCGCCGTCATGCTTGTCATTGATGCCTCTGAATACGTAAAGGCGTATAGGTACTAAAATTACCAAAACGTTGACACTGGTCTACCCACTCCTTTAATTCTTGCTCTAACTCAAAAACTTTTAACTGTGATTTAGTTAAACTGTTCACTAGCATGTGATTTTCCTGCTGACAGCATTTAAGCTGAGCTTGAAGTCTTTTAACTTGTTCCTCTAAATTTTCAGTCATCCTGCTACCCGCTTTTTACACTTGGAACATTCAATGCATCTGCAACCCATTTTGTATCCCCAAGATGAGCCATGCTTTACACCTTCAAGTACTACTCGTTGCTCATTGATGAGACTAGGATCTACTCCAGGTAGTGCAAAATAAGATTTACCCATTCTGATTAGCTGTAATTTTTTTGCTTTTACAAGCTGCTTGGTTAGGCTTGCTGCATGAACTGTTGAAGATCCAAGTAAGCCAGCAATCTCATTAATTCCGGTCCACGGATTTTTTTGAACAAAATCCAAAATCGCGAAATGAATATCTACAGATTTACGTCTACCTTCATTATTAGCTTCACTAGAAATACGGAGCTCTGCTTTAACGTCATCACTTAAAATGTGCTGGCCATGTCCATTAATTGCAGCTCTAACCGCGTTAATCGTGCTAATCGGATAATTGGGCCGTTTAGCTCTCTGACAGATATTATTAAGTGCTACGGCGACCTGTTGCGTAGTTACGATGCACTGTACTGTTTGCTGATTCATATCTAAACTTCCAATAGATCTTGCTGAATTGCGTAGTCTGTTAATAAAGCAGACTCTCCAATTACCTTATTGAGTCTTTCTCGCTGCAAATTTTCATAAACAGGATTCAACTCACAACCCAAATACTGACGACCATGTTTTAATGCAGCTGCTGCTGTTGTTCCGGATCCCATAAACGGATCAAGTACAAGATCATTGTCTCGAGATCCTGCAAGAACACATGGTTCGATTAAATCTATTGGGAATGTTGCAAAATGAGCGCCTTTGTAGGGTTTCGTGGATACTTGCCATACGCTACGTTTATTGCGAGTGAGCAAGTAATATTCACTATCAGCTCGTTCCTTACGGTGTACGCCATAGGCCTGATTAGGAATTTTTTGCTCACCTTTGCTATTGGCTCGTTTAAATCCATCTCTTGAAGATCTCGAGCAAACCGCTTTCATTGCGCCGTTTGGCTTATTTAAAACTCTGCTGCTACCCTTTTGCTGATCAACATTTTGGGCCAGCCGTTTTAATGAACTCTCTGCAACCGGTTCTTTAATTGACTCATGATCAAAGTAATATCGGCGTGATTTACTAAATAAAAAAATATATTCATGTGCCTTAGTACAGCGGTCAGTAATGCTTTCAGGCATTGGGTTAGGCTTAGACCAAATAATATCTTGGCGTAAGTACCAGCCATCGGCTTGCAATGCAAAAGCAACTCGCCACGGAATACCGATTAAGTCTTTAGGTTTCAGATTGGACTGGGAAGCATTTTGTTTCGGTAATACCAAATTTTTGGTTTTAGGATTTTTCCCATCATTAAGCCCCGTCCTAGTCATGCCACGTCCAGAGCCTGCGTAACTATCACCAAGATTTAGCCAGAGTGTGCCGTCATCATGCAGCAGCTCACGCACCAGCCGGAATACTTCAACCATATTCTGAACGTATTCATCTACAGTCGCTTCAAGCCCAAGCTGTCCATCTACACCATAATCACGTAAGCCGAAATAAGGAGGCGAAGTAATGCATGTTTGGACCTTAACATTTTGGTTAATCAGGTCAGTCATCAAGTTACGGCAGTCACCAAAGAAAATTTGATTCATGCAAACTTCCTCCCATTCCGATAAATCTGAGCAACCTGAGTTTTCAACTCTTCAGGAATTGGGGAGCCTTTGCGATTACGTTCAGAGTATGCAAGCTGTTTCAGTTTCTGCTGTCCTTCCTGCTTTGGATCGATCCATATCTGTTGTGTTTGGCCTAAAGCTTTAGCTTGCTCAACGTAATCCTCATACACCCCCTTAAATGCAAAATGAGCGGCTTTCTGTCCTTCAACATTCAGAATGTGTAGAACATCATCTAAAGCCTGTTTGGTAATCACCGTAATCTGTGTTTTTGGATTATTCATGAACTTGAGTGCCTGTACCCATGCTGTATCAGCAGTCATCCAGTAACCCATTTCACATAAAGCTCTGAAGCGTGGCAATGTTGGACAGAACTGCTCTGAACGCATACGATCCAAACCGTTTTTGATTTGATCCGGTGTAAGACCTGCTAAAGTTTCAGTTGCTACCATGATCAGTTCATCATCTTGGTATTCAGCATATTTTTTGTTGAACTCAGAACCAAAACGGCGCTGCATAACTTCAAAAACTAAACCACATAATTCCGGATTTTGGCGCTGTGCAGTAATTTCATTTCTGATCTGGGTAATATCGAACATTAGTTTTTCTCCGACATACGTTGAGCTGCAGCCATAAAATCTCTACGTCCACCAGTCTTTGGTTTTGCAGCAGTTGTGGTTTTGCCAGCTTTCTCCTGTACTTTGCTTTGATGGTTTTTCAAGAATGTAAGCCAGGTACTGATCCAGCTTTGTGGAGTTTGTACAGTTTCATTTTTCAAAGCCCATTGACCCAATTCTTTGAGTAAGCCATGAATCTGTTCTGAAGAGAGATTAGGAAAACTTGCAACAGCCTGTTTTGTGAAATCGTTCGCTACTGGATAATTATTAGCGAACTCCTTAATCGAATAGCGTGTTGAGTCTTGGGGATAGTATTCGATGAATTGCAGCATCGATTTATTTTGTGCTACGAACTCACCTTCGCGCTTATTATCATTCTCTCTAATAGATTCTATATAACTATCTATTGTGTGTTCACTAGGGGAACTAGTTACTGGTTCACTACGGGAACTATTCTGGTTCACTACGGGAACTGGTTCACTAGGGGAACTAGTTTCATTAGTGAACCGATCTTTAAGAGAAACCTCATTTAAGCGGTAAGATTTTACTCCCTGCTTACCTGTAGAAATTACACTGATTACGCCTAATTCAATAAGCTCCTTTAGACCAGCAGATACGGTTTTTCTACCTAGCTGACGTGCCCCAGGTAGATCACTGCCCTGTAGCTGGGAATAGCTTATAAAATCAGATTCCTTGTTATGTCCATTTATGCGGTTTTCTAGCTCTGCATAAACATTACGTGCCGCATCACTAAGAAACGGCCACACTTCTTTTCGATACAAGCGGCTAGACATAACATAGCCTTGATCGAACTTATCGCTATACATGCTTTTTCCAGCCTCTCGTTGTGGCTGTAACTCCGCTTTTTGAAATTTAATGATCTTGGCAGCAGTCATACTTCACCCGCCTTAGGCTTCATATAGCCACCAAACGCTTCAACCGTTCCTGACTTCACCAGACTCGCCACCACTTCACTGGCCATCCAGTCGTTAATACGGCAACGGCGCGACAGCTGCTCAGCCAGATCAGTTTTTCGTACAGCTGCGTTATTTACGTCTTGATTTCTCAAACGCAAATTATTTTGATTGTGCTTAAAAAGCTCATCAAGAATTCTTAAAGCCGGATCATAGAAAGACTGCACTTGCTGCATGTGTCTATAATCAGCGTTATTAATTACAGAGTTCATAGAGCCTCCTGCTGTGGTGAGGACACAAACAAAGCTACTGGCTCAATAAAGCGGTGCTTGGCTTTCCGATCTGAAAGCTTAAGATGAGGTTTGGCAGTATTAACTGATGGTTGATTTTCTTTTAGATCAACAGGTTTGCCATTACTGGCCCGTTCTGTTAAATTTGTTCTGTTCATTTAGTTGTCCTAATGCTGATGAATAACTAACCGCTGACCTGTTCCCGCAGGAAAGCGGTTTTTATTTGCCTGTACTATCGTTACGATCTGATAAATCTGTGTGCAGCTCATGGTTTTTATCGCTCCCTGTTAAACCGAAAATCTTTTGCTTAATCTTCGTTTCGGCTTTCAACTTAAGGAGATGAGGCATGATTAATTTTTCATACACATATTCACTAGCCCCCTGTCCAGCACGATCTATTTCTGCAAGACCTGCTAATTGTTCTTTATCCATGACGGGTAAATGGACAGTAATAGACGCATTTTTTTTGGGTTTACGTGTCATACCCGTTCCCCTACTGTTTCAATATTTCGTTTTATTGGTTGCTTGCCTTGGACTAAATCGCGAATTTGATATTCACGAGCTAATGGAATGCGATGCTTTGGCCATTGATAAACAGCAGATGGTTCAATCCCAAGTAGGCTGGCCAGCTCTACACCATTGCAGCCAAGCAGATTAAAAGCTTCTTGTTTAGTCATAATTCCCTTCCATAAAAGTAAGATTTCTTAGTATTTAAACAAAGAAAACTTATTATTGCAAGATGTAAGATAACTTATATGAAAGAAGAAACTACCGGTCAGCGTATACGTACGCTTCGACGCTCGAAAAAGATGACTCAGGCTCAGTTGGCGAAAATCGCAGGAGTAAGTTCGCCTGCAGTAACCGAATGGGAAAAAGATAGCTATTTACCTAAGGCAGCATCCCTAAAGGCTCTAGCAAATGAATTTGGAGTTAGTACTGAATATATTCTGACAGGTAAGACAGAAGCGGCTTCTACAGTTCCATTGAATGGCAATATTTATATGTCTCCAATGGAGTTCAGAACTGCTGAAGGAAAAAAGTCTAATGTAAGGATACCTGTGTACAAAGATGTAAAAGCTTCATGCGGCAATGGAATTGAAAATTTTCTGGAAGATCCTAGTGGTTATTTAGATATGGACCCTGAGCTTTTAAAGTTTCTAGGAATTCAATCGAAACCAGAGAATCTTAAAGTTATTTATTCTGATGAATATAGTATGTGGCCTACTGTTGCACCCAATAGTCCGCTGTTTATAGATGTGTCAGATAAAGATCCTGACTTCTTAAAAAGTGGTTGTGTATATGTATTTACGCATAATCATGAATTAAGAATGAAGCGTTTTTTTATTAGTTACGCTGGTGGCAAAACAGTAAGATTGGCTAGCGATAACCCAGATAAAATACGTTATCCAGATGAGTTCATAACAAATGAACAGCTTAATGAAATAAATTTAGTTGGACGTTTAGAGTCCGCTTTAATAAAGCCGTAAATTTTGGATTTTCTAATGATAGACAATAATTTAATTTATAACGAAATAATAGAACGCCTTAAAAGGGCAGCTTCAGACAATGAAAGCTTACAACTTACACCAGAAGAAGTGAAAATCTTAGCTGAAGAAGTTGGCGACTATGCTTGTGTTCCTTTAGTCACTGGTGAGGAACTTATGGAGCTTATTAGAGAAAAAACTGATAGATAGAATTTGTTATTTTAAAAGTTTAACCCATCTTCAAGGTGGGTTTTCTTTTGCCTAAAAATTCTCAATAACTAAGATTTATTAAAAATAATAAGATTTCTTATTTATTATATTGACACTTAAACTAAGTTTTCTTATATTTATCTCGTACCCAATAAAAAAGCCCGCTGGACTGGACATCGAACGGGCTTTTCTAACACAACGAGGCAATTATGAAACAAAAAGCTGTTAAGAGTCAAACGACTCAGATCCTCTTTCAAGAACCTACCGAAGAAGAGATGTACGGTAAACCCCGTTCTATCTTCGCTGACCTTTGCACTTTCCTCTTATTGTTAAGTCTGTTCATCGGCTTGGTCGCCATGCTCCGCAGCTGTGCCGATGATGTTGAAGTTCGGGCAGTTCAGGCCCACGCCTATAACGCGAAATTCTCTCAAGAGCCTCAACTGGTTCAGGTTGTGGAGGCTCGCTAATGACAACTTCTACTCAAACATTTTCTGAATACCTGGGCGGCTTTGAAACTGGCCACATGACTATGCGTCTTGGCCATACTGTTTACGTTGAACAAGGCAAAGATATTTTTGCTGAATACCGTCAAACCGGTGAGCTTGTAAAAGTCACTCTTGAAGAGCATGTGGCCAAACCTTGGATTCGTAAAAACTTCGAACGTGAACGCGCATTTCAGCGCCGCAAGGCTTTAGCGATTGGCCTGCAAAAATCACATATCCCATCGTATGACCGCAAAGCATATAAGCGTCGTATGGGCTGGGTTGGATCGAGATAAGGGGAAATATCATGGCGATTAATATTATTCCAGCGGATCAGCCGCTACTGGTACAGGCCATTATTGTTTATCTGTATGCAGATCCGGGCCTAGGTAAAACTTCAATTGGCTTTACAGGCGATAAGGCTATTTCTTTTGACTTTGATAAAGGTTCACATCGTACTGGTGAACTGCGTCGCGGTGCAGTTGTCCAGGTGAATCAGTGGGCTGACGTGGCCAATCTTACTATGCAGGACCTAGAACCTTTTAAGACCATTGTAATTGATACCGTTGGTGCAATGCTTGAAAGCATCAAGACACATCTGATGCTGAATACTACCAACAAACAGAAAGATGGCTCACTGAAACTTAAAGCCCAAGGCTTAGCTAACAATATCTTTAAGCAATATGTAAATACCCTGATTGCCTCAGGTAAAGATGTGGTTTTCATCGCCCATGCATCAGAAGATCAGAATGGAGATCAAGTGATTTACCGGCCAGATCTAGGGGGTAAGAACCGCAACGAGCTATACCGCATTGCAGATGTAATGGGGTATCTCACTACTGTACAAACAGGTGAAGGTAAGCATGAACGGGTAATTAGCTTTAGACCATGCCCTACTCACCATGCCAAAAATGCAGGTGGTTTAGGTGGTGAAACTGGTGAGGTCTGGGTGCCTGATTTGAAAGCGAACCCATCTTTTCTAGCGGATCTGATCAAGCAGGCGAAGGATCATATTAACACCATGACACCTGAACAATTGGCAACGATGAAGGCTCAGGAAGATCTAGACAACTGGATTCAAAGCTGTTCCGAAGCTCAGTATGCCAGCGATTTAAACCAGCTTACTGAGGCTATCGATGATAAGCACCATTATTACAAAAATATGCGTATTGAACTGGTTCGTAGAGCTATGGAACTTAAGTGTAATTTCGATAAACAACGTAATGCTTGGGTAGATCCAGAAGAATTCTTTGGTATTGATGAACAACAACTGGCCGAACTCCAAGACTTCATTGATAAGCGTGGACTGGATGCGAAAACCGTGTGTGAACATCTTGGTATTGATGCACTTAACCAAATAGAAGCCAAACGCCTGTCAGACATTCAACAAGAAATTGAACAATTAGCAAAGGAAGTAATTGCATGAATATTTTAAATAGCAAAGAAGCGTTTGAAGCAATGATGGCTGGCCGAAATATCATGTGCCGTGCTGTTGGCAAATTGATGGATTTCGAAGATCTAGATTGTTTTCCTGCTACAGTTTTCGCAATGCCGGGCCATGAGTTTTGCATCAAAGTAGAAACCATGGAACTGGCCGGTATTACGTTTACCAAACCTTTGGAGCTTGATGATGTTGTAGAAGGTCAGGAGGTTTTCTTGGTTTATCCTGATCACATTGCACACACTCAATTCACTTCACTGTCTGGAAAGTATGTTGACTGTGTGAAAAATGGTTTTGCCCAGATGGATCAGGAGAATGCTGAATTACAGCTACAAGCAATTGGTAAACTTCTTGGACGAACTATTGCTTACCCTTTGACGATAGAAAGTCATTACAAACCTGAAAAGAAACGTCGTAGTCGAAAAGCTAAGGAAGATACCGACCACACCAGCGAGCCTGCTGGTCCAGGTGACACCATACCGAATATTGAAAAGTCGGTTGAAGCTGAGCCTGTTCAAGTGGCAGAGAAATGGATAGATCCAGAAGAACTGAAAAAGCAGTACTTGCTTCGCTTGCATAAGCTCACTACTACTGAAGAAGTAATGCAGCTGCGTTATGAAATAAATCCTGACAATCGCTTAAGCAAAACTCAGATTAATTATTTAAACGTAGCAGCTGAGCAGCAGATTGCAAAAATTGAAAAAGCTGCAACTGAACAAGATACTACACCAGCAGAAGAACTTGGGCCTGAAAATATCAAAAACTCAACATCCAATGATGTTGAAGAAAAGACATCAAGTGTAGATGAGCTCAAGCGTTTACAGAAGGAAGCTGAGGCTTTAGTTCAAGAGAAGAAACAAACTGCTGACGCTACAGAACAGCCTATTCATATCTTCAGCGCCACCAAACGTGACCAGATGATTGAGCACATTTTAAATCTGAACACGACTGAAGCATTAAAGAAATATGCAGCGGCTATCACTGCCGCAAAACCTTCAATGCATCCTGAGCATCATATTGCTGTGTTAGACGCGTATGCAACAAGAATAGTCACTTTAGACCAGTTGGATCTGCTGGGTGAAAGTGGAGTACAGGAAGCATGATGGGTTACTCATACAGCTCTAAAACCCGCGTTTTATTTATAAAGCGCGGAGACATTGAAAAAACTTTTAGCAATGTTTCTTTAAATGAAGTCACTGATTTAATCGCTAACTACTGCTGGAGAATGGGATGGAGAAACTAAAACAACGTGACCGCGCCGGCTTCATTCTCTGGCTTGGAAAAATTGATTATACGGCCCGCACAAATTCTGACGGTGTGATGATCTTTTCTCACAAATATGTGAATCCAAAGCGCCAGCGCCATGTGGTGCTCATGCCGAATGGATCAGGCAATCAAGCCCTATATGAATTGGTAAATGAGTATGAGATCCACCAAGTCGCACCAGTAGACAAACTTGAAATTGAAGCTGAATCACTAGGCCTATGTGCAAAGCAATCAATGGATACAGTAAGGAAGTTTCTAAAGTCTAGTTTTTTACTTTAA